CCGGAGAGTGGGCGCTGCCGGACGGCAAGAAGATGGACGGAAAAGCGGGACCGGCGCAGAGCGATTTCGGCTTCGGCTTGGAGCGCTACGTCGAGGAGATCAAGCGCGTCGAGAACGGCGAGAAGATTTTTGAGCGCTACATGGACAGTCGCTTCGGCAACGCGCCGACGCTCGCGCGTGAGATGCCGACAACCCTGATCGATGAGATGGGCGAGCTGGGTGTGGACTTCCTCGCCGCACCGGCCGACTCGATTGACGAAGGTGTCGCCATGGTCAACTCCATGCTGCACTACAACAACGAGCAGCCCATCAGCGCGCTCAACCAGCCAAAGCTCTACATCTCGGAGCGGTGCAAGAATACGATTTATGCGCTGGCGACCTATACCGGAGCGGACGGCAAGAAGGGCGCGACGAAAGATCCGGTTGACTGCGTGAAATTTATTGCGCTCTCCGGCGCCGGAAACGTGGACGGCGAGACGCTGATGTCCCGCGGAGGAGGAAGCTACTAGTGGCCATCTCCGGTGTTGTTCCACCGCCCCCTCGCGCGCGTCCTCCCAAAAGGCGCAGGGATGAGCCGCCTCGCTGTGGTGTCTGTACCAAGCCGCTTGGCATCGAAGACATCCACGGCATCGACAACCAGCTCGGTGCGGTCTGCTGCGAATGCGGTCCTCACGTCGTCGCAGCCAACAGCATTATGTATCCGTTCTACATCTGACCTTATGTTCACAAAAACCAAAACCATACCGGTGGACCGCTATGCCGTGTCCGACAACTACGACCCAAAAGGTGCCCTCGCCTTCAGCCGCGAACAGGCGCCCAATTCCTACTTGGCCGTGATGACGGAGTTGCAGGACCGCATCGCCGACGCCGTCACGTTGTGCAGCACGATGGCAACCTCGAAGGAGGCCGGATATCTCGCACACGCCGCCGGTCAGCTTTGCGCGCTACAGGAGCTGTGGGACGCGCTCGAAGCACGCCGCGCTGAATCGCATCGGGTCGAGTAAATAATACTGGACATCCGTTCAGTATTACCGAATACTAGATGTATCAACGTGGAGTGCGCTTTCATGGCGCTGGGTGTTGATCGGACTGAGCGACGAACGCTCTGGCACCATCTTGGGAGGTTTAGACCATGGCGGAAGGGAAAGTGGCGTCGAACGACGCTGATGTAGATGTAGTTTCACTAGCTATACAGGAGCTGTCTGGCGGCATGCCGGAACAGAAACTGGAAGAAGTGAAGTCGGCGGATGACGCCGAAGATCTTTTACAAGACGAGACAAACGAAGAGGAGACCGAGGAGAACACCGAGGAAACCTCCGAAGAGGACAGCACGGAAGAGTCTGGCGAGGAATCCGAAGATTCCGAGGACAGCGAGGACGACGGCAAGCCGGTCAGTCACGATAAGGTTCAGAAAAGAATCGATAAATTGACCGCGCAAAAACGTGCCGCAGCCGAAGAGGCAGCCGCCGTGAAATCGCAATACGAGGAAGCGCAAAAGCGCCTTCAAGAGCTGGAATCGCAGGTCAATGAGGCTTCGCGCCCGATCCTGCAGCCTAGCGCGGAGAACCCGCTCGCCGATGTCGATACTGCCGAAGCGCTTGATGCGAAAATCAAGAGCGCTCAGGAGGTGCGCCGCTGGGCTTTGCGCAACACAGACGGCGCCACGGTCAAACGACCGGACGGCACCGAGGTCTACGTTGACGCCGATGAGGTAAAAAATTACCTTATCAAAGCAGACGACGTTTTGACCGTGCACGCTCCCGCCCGACGCGAATGGCTTGCCCAAAGGCAACCGGCCGTCGAAGCGGCAAAAAACCTGTTTCCTGACCTCTTCACAAAAGGCAGCGCGCTCAACCAAGCGTTCCAAGCGACCGTAAAACAAGCGCCGGAGCTATTGAAGCTCCCGCAAGTTGAATACTGGGTCGGCTTGGCGCTCTACGGTGAGCAGCAGCTCATGGCCAAGCAGGCAGCGTCTAACGCTAAAGCCGCCGCGTCGAAGAAAGTCTCGTCTAACAAGCTCGCAAAGACACCTACCCCAGCGAATCCGATCAGTTCACCGAAAACTTCTACCAAAGGCGCCGTTTCTAAAGCGGCAAAGGACAGAGTTATGAGCGGCAGGATCGATGATCTTGCAGATTACGTCTCGGAAGCTCTGTTTAGTTAACAAAACCTCACACTAGAAAGAAAAACTTACTATGGCAGCTCCCGCGGGACAATTGTTCCCCTCAGTTGGAAATAGGGAGGACATCCTTGATGTTCTTACCTACGTCGATAACAAAAACACGCCGATTTCTTCGAGCATCGCTCGCGTCGGCGCAGACATCACTAATCCGAGTGTTTACAGTTACCTCGCCGATTCGTACAACACTCCGTCCACAGACGGCGTTGTTGATTCCGCCGACGTGACCGAGTTCTCCGATGCGGCCGCAAACCGCGTCATGCTCAGTGCTCGCGCTCAAAAAATTCGTCGCACGGCCCGCGTGAGCGATTGGCAGGCGAATATTGCTGACGTTGCCGCTATTGGTCGTCGCAAGGAATTTTCCAAGGCCATCGCCAAGACGATCTTGGAAGTCAAACGCGACGTCGAGGCGACCATCAGCTCGGACAACGAATCCGTCGAAGGCTCCGGCAGCGTGGCTTATAAAACTCGCGGCTTGGGCAAGTGGATCGCAACGGCCGGTTCTCAAACCGACCTTCCGGTTCCGACCTCGCAGGCGACTCCTTCTGCCAGCATCAACTCGACCGCGACCGCGTCGCTCACCGAGAGCGCCCTGCAGAACGTCTTGCAGAGCATCTATGAGCAGACTGGTTCGCAGGATCGCTTGGTCTTGGTTGCTGGCCCTTCCCTGAAGAAAGCCATCACCAACTTCACGCGCTTCACGGTCAACAGCACCTCGAACGTGTTCAACCTCCGCCAGACGGCGCAAGCCGCCAGCTCGGATCGTCTCGTCTCGAATATCTCGTTCTACGAAGGAGATTTTTCGACTTTGGAAATCGTCAGCAGCCTATTTTTGGCCGCCAACGCTTCGACCGACGCCGAGAAGTATGCTCGCGGTTACATCATGTCGCCTGAGAGCGTCATGCTTCGCTACGGCCGCAAGCCGCGCTTCCAAGAGCTGCAAGACAGCGGTGGCGGACCTCGCGGTCTCGTCGATTGCATCGTGTCGCTCGCGGTTATGTCGCCCAAAAATATGGGCAAGTTCTCCGCGACTTCCTAATTCAAACTCTTAACAACTAACTAGAAAAAACTAATCAGATGAAAGTGTTTGAACTTCCCGCAGAAACCAAAGCCGCAACCGGCTTCACGCATAAGGCCGTCGTCGTAGCCAGCGACTTCACCAGCGCGACCAACACGCAGACCCTGAGTCTGCTGGCGGTTCCCGCTGGCTCGGTCATCAGTAACGCCGCTCACAAGCTCGTCACCCCGCTGGTCTCCAGCGATGGCACGGTTGACGCTGTTGCCTACACGCTCGGCAACACCGCCTCGGCCACCTCGATCATGTCCAGCACCGAAACGCTCGGTGCGGCCACCGAGGTTGTCTACAAGGCGATGACCGTCACGGCTCCGGTTGCCATCACGGCAGCCAGCCAGAACATCGTTGCCGCCTTCACGGCGACTTCGGCCAAGGCGCTGAACACCGTCACCGCTGGTGAGATCCATATCTACCTCGCGGTTGCCGATCTCAACGATCTCTAAGATCGCGTCTTAACACACTGCCGTCCGCACTGCGCATGCGGGTCGGACGGCAGAAGTTAGGATGTCAGATCAAATATTCTCCGATCTGGTCGGAGACATGGATGACGAGCTGGCTCACCTTGTCAAAGAGGAGCTGCAGACAGGATGGCGCGCACAACAAGTGATGGCCGCTATCGAAGCTCGCAAAGCCAAACAGGTCAACGACCAGTTAGAACACTGCACTGTAGACGGCATCGGTCAGCACGTTATGGACGTTCCGGCCGATGCTTATTTTGCGTGGCAGAAGCATCTAGGTGACGGCTGCTGGTCTGACAAAACATTCCGCCACTGGTTTCTAAAACGGAACCCTGAGTGCGCGATTAAGTATACCCCGCGCAAAACCACCGTCCTGATCTAATGAAACTCGACCGCGACAAAATCACGCGCATGATCAGCGACATCGATCAGGCGGACCACGACGGCTCCGGCTACCTGCATCGCAAGCTCAAGAA